ACTAAATGTATAACGAGACTTAGGTGCATTAGGCTGTACTACAACATGTGAGTATGGTTTAACCTTACTGCCTTTTTGCCTGCCTGCGTATCTCATCGTATCAATTCTCCAGCTGTAACATATATACTTTTATTTGTTTTAATATGAGTTGCTTCATATATATCAACACCAAATACATCACCAATTGGAAAACATTCTTCCTTTATTCTTACTTGATCTTTACTCCAAACTAATTCATCACAGGAATCATTTAATAACTTAGGATTTTGTATTCTGTATACTCCAGGAGACAACTGTTTATTTTTTAATAAAAACCATTCATTGTTCTCATTTAAAAAATCTAATATTTCGATATTACATTTTTCACAAATACTTTCTAATCCTTTTTCGCTAAGATTTGCTTTTTCTTTAACAAGATAGAGCGCTGACGCAAAAGATCCGAGTTTACTTCCACCTCCTGGAATTTTTGCAACGAGCCTTTTGATGTTAGCCACAAGGCGAACGAAAGGAGTATAAGAAGACTTTTTGCTATCAGTGTCAAGTTTCACGTTTCTATTTCTTTTTCCGTTTTCATCAATTACACCTTCTTTATAAGCATCCCAACTTGTCCAATCGAGAACCATCATTCTTATAAATCTAAAAGCATATACTGTATCTGCTGCGCCTTTTAGTATTCCCATTAAATTTTCCTTAACTTTTCAACAACATATGGATCCATAGTAATACCTGTATATTGATCATTTTTAATATAATTTAAAAATATTAAAAATGGTTTTACTATTGGCCAATGCTGCTTTTCAAGTTTTAATTCTAATATATCAAGAGCAGCTTGAATACCAAACATATTAAAAACAACTATAAAATGATTTAGCAATAATCTATAAGCTAAATCATCTGTTTCCAAGTAACGATTAAGCAAACGTTTTATATACTTAAATCTCTTTAAGTCTTCATAAAACTCATCAATATCAGCAAACTTAGGATTACTATAATTCTTTGCTGCATATAGTAATAAGTTCTTTTCTGTTAGTTCTTTAAAAATCATTATAAAATTATATATTCAATTTTTAAAGATCTTCTTTTAATTCTTCAACTAATGCTGCTTTATTTTTTCTTCTATTTAATTTAACACTATCAAGTTCTTTTTCAGTATTTGGTTCATATTCACTAGGTAAAGTATCTTCTGTCATAAGTTCAGATTTAGCTTCATGAAAATTTGTAGGAGCTTCTTTTAACATTTGTGCCGGCATCATTACATTTTACCTTTATTATCAACTTCTGCTATTGCATCAAGTAAGCCATTTGATATTTTATTACCTGATATACCGTATGATTCTACTGCTATTTTAGGCGCTTTACCTTTTTTAGTTTCATCACTAGGAGGATTGATTATTTTTTTATCACCCTTTTTATTATCATTACTTCGAGCTTTCATGCTTGGTCCAGCTCTGCCAGCCTTTGATGCATCATCATGAGATTTTTTTTCTAAATCTGGATCTGCAGCATTTCCTTGAATATCTGCTTTCATTTTTTTAGCACCAGCACCTTTTAGATTATTATCCATTGGCTCTGCTTGAGCGGCACCTTTATAGTGTTTAGCTCTGTCATTTTCAAAGATTGACATTAATTTTTCTCTGAAAGTCATTGTACTCTCTTTCTGATCTGCTATTGCTTTAGCTGTATCTTTTTTCATAGTGACCGGATGAGTCTTTCCATTAAAATTAAAAGATTTCTTACCAGTCTTTGCCGCTGCCGCTGCTGCGCCATGAAAGGCTGTTCTTTCATTTGCTGGAATGTCTTCAGGTATATGATACTTGAAACTTTCTTCCATTGTGTTCTCCTTTACATCCACATATGGGCGACATAAGCGCCGACTACTGCAACCATTGCAGCATATACTACTTTATTTATAAGACTTATTGTACGTGCATTGTCGTCTACTGATTTCTGAATTTCATCTAGTTTAACAGAAAGTTTATTTAATCTCTCTCGCATATTTTCATGATCACCTTGTAGAGATAATATTTTTTCTTCTGCTCGAGCTAAAGATATCATAGCGTCTGCTAACTTATCTATTTTTTCTTCTATACGATCGAGTCTAGTGTCTTGTGATTCAGGTTGCACCATTTGTTACCTACCTTGAGCTCTATATTTTTTAAAACTTCTTTTTTTATGTTTATTCATAGTTGAAGTATTTGGTCTACGACCAATTGATGTTCCATGTTTAATTGGTTCATGAGCAACATAATTTTTAAATATTTTTGCCATTATTCACCTTTCCAAATTGTCCACACACCATAAGCAATTGCCAATCCTGCAGCAATTTTAGCTAATGGTGCTAAAAATAAAATCATAAGACCAAGAGCAATACAAACTGCTCCGTCCATAGATGTTCTTTCTTTAATTCTTTCTTTTATCCAATTTTTTATCATTAGCATTTCCACCTTTTTAATGACATGGCTTTACGAGTTGGACGACCTTTTTCATCTTTCATAGGTCCTTTCATACCACTCATACGAGCACAAAATGATTTTCGTCTATTAGCAGCTTTACTGCCTGGTTTTACTTTACCAGTTACTGCAGTTTGTAATTTACTTCCAGGATTTTTTCTACGATGCGCAGCTACACCCTTGGCTGTCATACCAGCACCTGCTTCAGTAGATCTAAAATGACCTTTTGAATCTGCACCTCGAGCTTCAATGAATGTTTTAAACCTGTCTAGGATCATTACTTTTTCCTCTTTTTCTTATTATCTGGATGCCCTTTACCACCGTCTTTACGAGTAGCCCATACAGCTCTTTGTTGAGCCATAGAAACATAACCTTCTTCTTTTTCGCATGGTGTCATCTTTTTCATTTTCTTAACTGACTTAGTTGTACCATAATCACCCAATACTGTATTGTCTTCTGCAACTTCTCTACCTTGAGCTTTATCTCTATAAGCTTTCTTAACTTTACTCTTTGTTATTCTACCAACATCTTTTATTAAAGATGGCTGCTTTACAATCTTACGAAGCTTTTGTAATAATGCACCAGGTGTTTTATCATTCATATATAAATCTGGTAATCCATCAATAGAAACCTTAAAGCTAGTATCTTCTTTAACGTTTAAAGCTTTCTTAGCTAATGACATTTTAGTTTGATCACTTTTCTTAAGAGCAACTATACCTTTTGTTTTTTTGTCTAGTTCTTTTGCTCCTTTGCCAGTATCTCTCATCCAATCAGGTCTTGCTTTTTTACTAGGACCAACTAAAGCTCTTTGAACTTTTGCTTTAGTTTTTAATCTCATAGATAACTCGCTAAATGATCTATTCTTTTGACCAAATAGTTTTAATGAGCTACCAGCAAGCTTAGCTTCTTGTGGTCCACGTTTAGCATCAAGATAAGCAGCAACTGCCATATCTCTTTTTTTCTTATCGCTCTTACCTTTAAACTGAGGAGCCTTAGACTTTTTAAAGTCTTTAATGTAAGAACCTATTCCGTCTTTGGGATCTAGTGGCATTGTTACCTCTACTTTGCGTTCATTGCTTTTGTCATTTGAGTAATAACACGTTTCATGTCATCTTTTGGAATTTGTATAAATTTGCCTTTACCTCTTCCATAGTTAATTTGAAAAGTTTGTCCACCTTTACCAGCAAATCTATCAATCTGAAAACCGACTCTGTCATCAGTAAACATGTTAGTAGCTTCTTCGAGTTCTTCTTCTTTTTCTTCAGTTAGAACTTTTGTGATTGCATCTCTTAAACTCATTTCATACTCCCAACTTTTTTCTTAGTACCAAACTGTTTAGTATCACCTTTGTCCATCATACCTTTCATACCAGCACCAGGATCAGCTTTGCCATGCCAGCCTTGTGCATAACCAGTAGGAAGTTTTTTAACTTTACCGCCTTTTGCTTTAAATGCAGCAATAGCATCTGCATGAGCTTTCTTTTCAGCATCCGACATTGCTTCTTTTTTCATAAGTCTATTTGTAGCTTTATCGATACCAGCAACTCTTTTTGCTGCTTTACGTTCTGGACTTTTCTTATAATCTTGATCTGGTCCACCAAGACGGCTTATTGCATTTGCTGTGCCTTGTTGTTGACCTTTGTCATAAACATCTCTTGAAGCTTTACCGATGTAACTTCTTGCAAGATTTTTAGATATTTCATTTACTTTAGATTCGTTTTGTCTTCTAAGTACAGCTGCAACTTGAGGATGTTTATGTATGTCTTTAGAAATTTTATTCATAGCTTTAACTGCACCGGTCATATTACCTTTTTTGTAACGAGGATCAGATGCAATCCCAATTGCTTGTTTAACGTGTTTAGGATCGTATGCTTCATGTTGAACATCATCTCTCAAATCTTTATCAGCACCATGATAAGTACCTTTACCTTTTGTAATATATGAATTGACTCGTGCCATTCCCCATTGTTGTGGAGTTGTACCTGGTCTATGTCCAGTTTTCCAAGCAGCCATGCCACGATTATAAACCTTTTTTAATGTGCCATAAGATACACCAGATTTCTCTGCTTTTTTCTTTAGACCATCATTTTCTAAAAGATCACTATAGGTTGAAAATTTAAGCATTTTCTTTACTCCTGTTTTTTATTTTTCTAACTTTAGCACGGTCTAACATTCTTGCATGTTTCATTTTATCGACCATTTTTTCTCGTTCAATTTTCTTTTTAACTAATTCTACAGCATCTTCACCATACATTTTTCTGTATTTAAGAGTATGCTTACTTGGTTTCGTTTTTGCAGTAGCATCGCCAGGTGCCGGTTTATAAGCTGCAGGATTATCATCAGACATCTTTGCATACTTTTTAAAGTGTGCAAGTCTTTTTGTCTTAGTTGATTTTTCTAATCCTTTATAATAAGGCGCTGGTTGAGTGCCTTTTTTATCTTTGATATCTGGATCTTGTTTTACTCTATCCTTAAAATCTTTTTCAAGAAGTTCTACATCATTAAGCCATTTTCTATATAACTTACCTGCAGATTCTACAATGACATAATTAGTTCCAAGATTGGTAACAGTAGCGAGTTCGTCACTGCCCACGACAGTAACACGATCACCAATATTAAACAAATTTCCTTTAACATATGCCTCTCTTTTCTCAGAGACAGGCTCGAAATGTAACTTATTATAATATTCTTTTTGTTCTTTTAATCCCATACCTCTTCTTACTTCATTATATACCTTTTTTGCGTCTGCATTTGATACATTCCGTGGCAGCCCCTGTGAGAATTGTGTGAAGTCTCCTTCATTTGCTAATGATCTCATTTTAGATGCTGACATACCACTAATATCATCTGCATCGGGGTCTCTGTCTCCGGCTGAAATTACGTTGATTTTATTAAAGTTATATAGACCATGTCTACCTTTAACTCCATTATATTTGTTTAACAATGTATTGAATTCATTTACTCTGTCTGATCCAACAACCATTGCTATATTCTTAAATCCATCATTGTATATTTCAGTGACTGCGTCAAAAATAGTTTTAACTTTCTTATCAAGCATCACACTTCTTGCATGCTTAGGAAAAAACTTACGAACAGTCTTAACTTTATATTTAAAATCTAATGGATTTTTCTTTTTATCTGTTGATTGTGATAAGTAAACTCTGTAAGGATTCTTACCAGATTTTTTTGACAACTCATTCATTAATTTTTCATGACCAGTTGTAGGAGGATTCATGCGACCGAAAGTAAAGAATACGGTTTTCTCTTCCTCTATCAAATAATGTTTAAATGAATTTATCATTAACCTTTCTTTCTTTGTAATTCTTTCTTACGTACATCTTTAAATAACTTCTTAGCTATTCTTTTAATTCTTTGTTGTAAAGCTGGTTTTGCAAGTCTTTTTTCAATTTCTTGTTTTCTTGCAAAAGTCAATTCACCTTTTGGAATACCACGTGTTAGCTTTTGTGCAATTTGATTTCTAGCTTGTCTTAGTGCTCTTTTTTCAATGGTCTTTTTATTAGCCATCTTTTTCATAGCACGTTTTCTACCAACAGCAATACGTGACTTCATTCTTTTCATGAGTCGAGAACGTTTCATTCTTTGCTGTAGATTTAGAGCTTCATCAACATCTTCTTTTCTTAAATTCTTAGTTTTACTTTTGTTAGTGACAACATGAGGCTTGCCATTAATGTGCACTACTGCTTCACCTTCTTTATTTACGTTACCGTCCCATGTTCCAGCGGCATGAGCTTTACGAGCTGCTTTAACTTTTGGATGATTATCTATTGATTCTTTATTAATAATTTCTTTGTCAGTCTTCACCATTCTAACACCAACCTTTCCGTCTGGCTTAATATATTTTTCTGGTTTTTTATCTGCTGATTGAACTGATGCATTCAGATCGTCTTTAGCTTGACCTATAGCTTTCTTTCGCATAAATTTACTTATGCCTTTTTTACCCTTTACAGGACTTTTAAGGTTAGGAAGATTTTTATCTTTTTTCATAGATAATTCGTCTACAGATGTGGTATCAGTTCTTTTACGTTTTTGAACTCGATAATTAGTTTCATCTGATTCGCCCGGTCTATATTTTACGGACGTAAAATGTTTAAAGTCTAATGGTGCCATTAGTTCCTCCCCGGCTTGTCCCATCCTTTTATAATTTCTGGTGAAAAGTTGGCGTATGAAAACTCCATACGGTCAACAATTTTCACTGCATCACCACCAAGTTTATCAATAGCAACATAACCTTCTTGACCAGTTACCTTATACCCATCGCTAGTCTTAAGAAAGGTCTGTGTGCTATTCAGTCTATTAAGTATATTTATAATTTTTAATTTCGCTAAAACAATAGATTTTTGTAATTCAAACATCATTTCTAAACTTATTTTATTTTGTGGTGAAAAGAATTTTAAAAATTCATTTAATTTTTTTTGTTGAACAGCTTTACCTTTTTCTGTTTTTCTTTTATCTATCTCTTTCTGAAACTTTTGTTGTATGTATCGTATAAGCTTTTCAACGTGGGCTTTGGTGTTACCAATGACTTCACCTTTTCGTACAAAAGTATTATTAAATGTTTCAATAGTTTCAGCAATCTTTCTATCATTCTCGAGTTGTCGTAGTGTACTGCCAGATATCTTATTAAATATTCTGCCGCAATTACTAAGATGGGCATTAACTTCCTCCGTATCTTTCTTTGACATCGTAAAGTTAGTCATATCTCTTAACATAGCGTCTTGTGACCAAACATCACCAGATTTAAAATTTGATATATTAACACCATAAGAAGCTTTCATACTTTCAAAATCTTTACCTGTATAAGTAGTATGCCAGACTATTCCTATCTTTGCAGACTTTGCTTTCTTTGCAGCTTCAGTTCCAGAGGGTATAGCATACATAATTGTGTTAGGATGAAAAGTTAAATATGTCTTTCCTTTTATTTTTTTAGTTTTTAAATCTCCTGGTCCAAATAAAAAATCACCTTGTATAACACCTTTAATTCCTATTTTAGGAAGATATTTAAGAGCAGCTTTTAATTTTAGATTAAGATCGCCAGATGTATCATTGTCGATATCAGAATCAGTTTTGTATACTTTTGGAGATTTATTAAATATTCCTTTTTTTGCTACAAAGAATTTGCCATCACGTGGATCAGTACCAGCAAAAACTGCTGGAGCTCCATCCCATTTAACAGACACGTTTCCATCTTTAACTCCTGCAACCATATCTCGTAAAGATCTTAATGCAAGTATTGCTTGCCTTGTTCCATTAACTCCACCATAGAGAACTTTGTCCTCTATGTGTGTCATATGGGTGTTCTTTTGTTCTGATATAAATTCTATAAAGTTAATCATTATCTACTAACTTCTTCCCAATCCATTGATGCAAATACATCTTCATCGGCAGTGCCTGGAGCAACCAAGAATGATATAGGTTCTGCTGTTGATGTGAATGTGTCTCTTTCTAACTGAAATTTGAACAACGCTTCTTTGAGAATATCCATTGATGGCGAACCTTGATTAGATGAGTTCAAGTAACCTTGTGCAAGAACTCTA